TGTCGAACGTGGACGAGAAGCAGTTGTTGATGTCGAGCGTCGTGCCGCTTGTTGTCGTGGCTGTCGCTATCCGAACCAGCCCCTGTTGGGCGATCTTATAGTCCAGCGACGACGTGACGCCCGAACCATCAACACCAACCTTCGCCTGAAGAGCCTCGATAGCATCATTAGCGTCAGCGTGCTGCCCAGCATGATCTGGGCTATCCAACGTATCCCCACTAGTAGGGTTCGTGAACGCATCCAAATTGCTAGGGAAATTGGTTGCCATCAGTCACCTTCCAACTCTGAGACACGGGCCTCCAGCACAGCAATACGGGCGTTCGCCTCCTGTAGACCAGCAACAGCGAGCGCCAAGACATGCGCAATGTTCAACGTCGGTGTTTCACCCGTATCGTCCACAGCAATCGGGAACACCGTTGCAACATCCTCGGCAATAAAGCCGAGATGTTGAACGTCGGGTTCGTTGTTGTACCTGAACGTGACAGGTTCCAACCCGTCAACAATCGACGTTGCATCACCATCAAACGCTGCGATGTCATGCTTGATCGTTCGAGACGAGTTCAACGACGGTGAACGCGTCTGAATCTTGTACGTGTCCAACGTGACAGAATCACCGTTCTGCGCCTGACGTAGATAGAAAATGTCCGCCGCTGCACGAATCTGGGGACCGTAATACGAGCCGCCCCATAAATGAAGAAACCCGATTGACACACCCTGCCCGCTGTCAGGCGTGCCAGCGCCGTCCGACCGCAAAATCAGCGAAGCGTCCGTCCAACTGTTACCCGACAACGAGCAGCCCGTGATCGTCGCCGCCCGACCCTGACTTGGCAAATAGTTGTGTGAATGGCTTGTGGCCGCATACGAGTGAACATGATCTGAAGCCGCATACGAATGAACATGGTCGGTCGCCGCATACGAATGAACATGGGTAGTTGATGCGTACGAATGAGTGTGACCCGTCCCAGACTTCCCATCCAACGCAGTCTGTAGACCATCCACATTGTCGATTACATGGTTATGTGAGTCGTCCCTGACCGCCACCGTCGTGTTCGTCACGTCTCCAAGATTCGTTACCGTGAACGAACCACTCAGATCAGAACCCGTATCGAACGTGACCGTGAAATCCTTGTTCTCAAGGTCAAACACCCGTTTCACCAACGTCCCACTCGTCGTGTCATTCTGAACACCAACAAAGCCCTGAATTTCTTCGATGGCGTCAGCCATCTTGTCGTGCAGGTCAGAATGACCCGTCAAGTTCTGTGACGGGTTAGTGCGGTCAATCGAGTCCGCATTGACGGGATAATCGGAAGCGTCAGCAGCCAACGGGATCAGTCCAACGTGAGAGTCAGGCTGGTGATCTGGAACGTGTCACCAGCAGCAACAGTCGCAGACCCCGACAAGGCACCAGTCCACAGACAGTTACCAGTCGGATCATTGCTGCCATCAACCGTGTTCGCATCCCACAACGACCAATGCGTGTACGTCTCGGCAGACGCCACGTCAACCCACGTCGCTGTCGACGAAGAACCCATCGAACCGCCAGACGCAGCACTGAAAGAAATCGCCACCAAATCCTTCTCGGCAGCAGCATTAGCGGTGCCCGTCTCCGACGGATCACCCGTATGCAACTTCAGATAGGTGCCCGCCGCTGCAAACGACGTTCCACCAATAGCGTTCAACAGGGCGTCCTCTGCGTAGTTACTGATACTCATTCCAATACCTCGTGTTGCTCAGGCTGTGGCTCACCGTCACAGCACGTGTCCTTGAAACCGCAACTAGGACACCGCCACCTACAAGCAGTAGGCGGATACTCGGCGCCACAGTTATCGCACTCCACCAAATAGGCCATGTCGTTACATCACCCTCAGATGCTTCCGCTGTGCCTGCTCACTAGAAGCCAACATCCCGATCAACTCGTCCAACTCGGCATCCGACAACTGAGATGCCTGACGGTCATGCTTCACCTCGACCTGTGCAGGAGCCATCTTGTTCATCGCCTGCAACCACAACTGGGCGGCACGAACATCACCATCCAACGCCTTCGCATACAACGTGTCCAACACACCCTGAGTGCGCTCAGGGGACCCCTGATGCTCCTTCGACTGCGACTCCCACTGGGAACGGAAATGGTCCTTCTTCTCCCAACGACGCAACGTTGAGGGGTCCACACCGACCGACAACGCAAACTCCTGCTTCGTGGCAGGGGTGCGTTCCATCGGCGCCGTACACAACCAGTCGACGTACCGCTGCTGTTCAGCGGACAACACGAGTTCTTCGTTCGTTGCCATCACCCTATGGGGTGATCGTTACGTGCGGAACGATCTAGGTAACAGGTGGAGGGGGGTAGCGAACGAGCGAAGCGAGTGAGCGGGGGGAGGACGAGAAACGTCCGTTCAGCGCAGGGTCGAAGCGAAGCGAAAGACCCAAGCACAGGCTCGAAAGATCAACATGGCTGTGAAAGACCCGAAACTAGAGAACGCTGGCGTGTCGGACTACAACACCCCGAAACGCACCCCGAATCATCCGACGAAATCGTGGATTGTGGTTGCCCGCAATGAGTCAGGGCAAACCAAAACGATTCGTTTCGGACAACAGGGTGTCACCACTGAAGGTGACAACCCGACCAGTGACCGTGGCAAAACGAGACGCAAATCGTTTCGTGCCCGTCACCACTGTGAAACAGCAACCGACATCTTGTCGGCCCGTTATTGGGCGTGCAAACACTTATGGTGACGCCACGATCCATCCTGAAAGACCTGTTGACCATCCTGATAGGTGGAACCCTCGGACTGATCGGAGCGATCGTATGGGCAAGCACAAACATGCGGCGATACCACCACAACCACCGATAGTTCACGTCATCTGGCAAGACACCTACGCCCTAGATGACGAATGGCACCCTGCCGCCGTCACCATCGAACGACGCCTGATACGCACCATCGGGTTCAAGATCGCCGAAAACGACGAATACGTTGTGATCGCCTCCACCTATGATCCGACCGCCGACACCTACGGGTCGGCGATCGCCATCCACAAACCCTGCATCCACGCAACAAGCACAATCTCGGGGCAGTAACGGTACGACCGCAAACGAAAACCGCACGACGGACGGTTGCGGCACGAGGGTTCGACTCCCTCCTGCTCCACCACTTTCACAGGTATCACGATTTGTCCCTGTGTGGGGGGACTCCCAACGATTATGGGGGGGCGGGGGGGTCGCACCCCCCCTGCACGGCGGGCGGCGACGGGCGGGCGCTCGGGCGGCGCTCGGTCGGTGGGATCGAATCGGCGTTACATTCTCCCATCTGGTGCGATGCGCTCGGCGTCGTGCTCGGCTGCGATCCTCGGCGCCTCGTTTCGTGTCGAGCGGTCAGGCGCCGCCGCCGTTCGGAAGATAATCGGCGTTCCTCGTTTGGGGTATCGGTGGCGGGTCGTTTGGGCGGGTCGTTTCGTGTCGTGTTGTGTTCGGCTCTCGGCCGTTGGCCTCGGCCGCTCGGCGGGTGTGGGCGGATCGTGTCGGGGATCGTTTCGGCGGATCGTTTCGGATTTTTTTCGTTGTGCCGTAAGGGTTTGCGGGGTTTTTGCTAGTTGGGTCTTGTATCGGGCTTCGATCTGTGAGATGCTCGGGTTCTATGACAAACACAAACAGCCCCGCCCGCCCCTCTGACCTTTCTGCCGTGACGATCTCGGCTCGCCGTTACTGGCGCCACAGTGCAGGCCATACGGTGATGTCCGTTCGAGTGTGGGACCCGATCGGCCGCCGTAGTTGGGTTGGCCGTGAATCGTGCATGAACTCGTGGTGGGATGCGGTGCAGATCGCCGCCGAGTTGCTCGGGATCGCTGCCGACGATCGGCCCGCTATGGATGCGCTGCGCCGTGCCCATGTTGACATGGTGGACGTGGCCCGCCGTTCTGACTTGCATGTGCAAGGCTGACCGAGCAACGGGCGAGCAGCGTCACCGCTGCCCGCCTGAGAGCGCCCCGCCGTGGTGGGGCGTTGTCAGGTGGACCAAGCCACCACATGCACAAGGAGAAACAGAAAATGGCACAGCCAAAAGCAAGAGATATCGACCAGATTGGGCGGGACGGGTTCACGGTGGACGGTGAGCGGTTCACGTTGGACCAGTTGACCCGCACGGAGTTGCTGAAGTTGTCGCAGCGTTTCGGGTTGGGCGTCGATTCCCGATCAGGTAATGACGTGCTGCGGCCCGAGGTCGAGGCGGAGATCGAGCGCCGCACGGCTGCGGGTGACCCGATAGATATTGGCGGCTTTGGGCGCCGTTCGGAGGATGACCCCGAGGGCGCTCAGGGTGACGACGGTTTCCGAGGTGGCGCTAACGGTACTGGCAGCAGTAACGGCGACGGCGACGGCGACGGCGAAGGCGAAGGCGACGGGAACGGGAACGGGAACAGCCAGAGCG